GACCAATTGCTAATGTACCCCCTGCTGCTAGCTGCAACGTAGCATCAGAGACCGTACGGTAGGTATAAGTTATGTTTGTCAGCGACTTGACACCACCTCTACCAACTGGAAAAATCAATTGATCTTTTGATGTATCAATAACTTTGGCAACACTCGATGAGGTTGTTGCATCATATATCAAACTAATATCAGCTATACCATCTTGAACAGGACCGTCATAGAAAACACTTCGTACTTCACGGAAAGCACGTCCAGCTGACATAACAATATCAAACAAATACATTCGATATGTACACGATGCTGTGCCCGGAACACCCGAATCAAGAACAAGTGATCTTATACGAGCAGTACCAATAGAGTTACCAGCAGGAGTAATAGCACCCCCTGTTGCTGGAATAACCCTACTCGTTACATAAGTTTTTGCTGTGTCATACAAACTAACAGTAGTGCCTGTTTTAAAATCAAATAAGCCAGCAAGTTCTTTTACTAACACATAGTTACCATAGCCAGCTGTAATGCTCTGTGAAGTAATAGTTGTTGTTGTGCTTGATCTAGCAAGATCAAGATAATTGTTATAAGTTGTTGCTACTCTATATCCATTAATATAAGCAAGACCAGGATCAACAACAGCACTAACATGAGTCACACTAGCTGTTGATTTCTCTTTGGTTGAAACATCAAACGGATCAACAACAAAGTTACCCTGTGCTTCCCTTGTACGTCTTGCAAGTTCATCACCAATATTAGAGTATACTGTTACTCTATTTTCTTTAAAAGGAAATCCCGCCTTCCACTCTGCAAGAGCAAAGAAATCAATATTAGCAGCCGCGGCAGATGATGTTAGTGCAGTCAATACTGGTGTAAGCTGCAAACGATCGGCGCCAGGTGCTGAAAAGTTGGTAGTGTTTGATGCATTGTCAAACAAACTTTCGTCGGCGTTACTGTCAACATAAGTCTCTACTGTTGAGAATCCCACAGCCACATCATTTGGCGAAGATGAGTACTTGTCAACAATGATTACCTGTGGATCAACCTTAAGGAAGAATCCCTTTTGATAGATGGTACCTTCAGAGACACCAAAAGCATAACCGGTACCAATTGGTGTGGACGCTGCATTCGCAACAACTACTTTTGTCTTATAATTTTGAGGCAGCAAATCTAGATACTGTACAGTCGCTGTTGTATTAGATGTTTTAATTGTGACTTTTGGTAGGAATGTATAATCAGATCCATCATTACCAATAGTAACGGATTGTACAATACCCTGTGTATCCGTTGTTAAAAGAGCTGTAGCACCAGATCCGATAATAGTTTGAATATTTGCTGTAGCCCCACCATCACCAACAATACTATAAGCTGTTGACATTGTCCAAGATGTTGAGTCAACGGCAGTGTTTGTTAAATCTACGTTACGCGGAGCAATTTGTAAAATTGTTGTATTAGCTACTGCTGTGGTATTAATAGCGCGAATAACAGCTTTTGCTCCTGTTGTAGATTGTGTAATAACTTCGTTATTTGTAAACGCACCCGAAACACCAGATAATGCAATAGCGCTTGTAATTACAACGGTGTCACCGTTAGCAAAACCCAAACCACCGTTGTTAACGATAACTTTGAATAACGGATAACTTTGATCAAAAACAGTAAGCTCTTGATCCGCGCTGAATGAGGTGTAAACGGCCTGATTAGAAGGATCAGGATCGGAGCTGTTATTGTATTGAAGATATATTGTTTTAAGATTTGGGGCCGCTGATTGAAGACCATCTTGATAATTAACAACACGTGCTGTCAAGTTTAAATCACTTTTAACAAAATAATTCACATAACTAGCTGGCAAGGATGGCTGACCATCACTTTGAACGTCTGTAATTTTAGCAAACGAGTAGGCTGGTAAGTAGTTAAAATTGACACCACTTAGGATGGTACCTGATTTGAATATATGGTTACCAAACTTTTCTACCTGGTCTTGGAGAATACTTTGTAGCTGATTAAGCTCGCGCGTCTGTACCGCAACACCTGGTTTAAAAAGAATTCGATAGAACTCTTTGTCGGTATTAAAATCGTCGAAATAGGGATTCGCGCTAAGTGAATTTTCTAATGGCATATGAGTCTCTTAAAACTGCAATATAATTTTTATTGTTTCAGATTGGGAAGTAGATCGGGTTATTGGACTTTCATTTTCCATGTATATAACCTCACCTGAATTATTTACAAGATCGGGAGGATATGCAAACAACAAATTAGCTGATGCTCCCGATGACTGACCGATTAACGTATTACCTGTATTTAGCACACCTTTGATATGTGTTACATATAAATTGGAAGAGGTATTACTATGAAAGACAGCGTTTGCAAGTTGAACATCAGTTTGATAAACAGCCTCATCTGGCGTAAATGTGCCAACCAAAGGTAGGAACGAGAATCTTGTACGTTGATCAAACGTATTAAAGTTTTTTGCTTGACCATTAATTTGGTATGACACTACACTTGATGTTGTTCCAGATGTTTGACCTGTTAAATAATTAACAGACGTATTACCTGTTAAAAATATACCACTAACATTTGTTAGTGTAAGAGTATTGATTGTATCCCATTCGGTAACAACGCCTTGCGCACCCGTGTTTGCTTGCACCACTATCTCATTGGTAGCAAAAGGACCAGAAGCTGATCCAACTGTTATCACCACATTAGCATATAACGGATCTTTGATAACACCTATTGCTCTGTAATCATTTTGAACTGGTATTGTGCCTACCTCTGTACCGGCAAACGATACGCTTATACACAACGTTGAAGCTCCTAGTTCATACTCTGGATTAGATCCATGGCCGCCCTTTGGACCTAGTACAGCTTCCACAATTGCAAGATTGGAAGCACCGGAGGTATTACCCGTCACAGTTGCTTTCACCCATGTATAGTTATAACCTCTATCTATAATTTCAATACGAGATATTGAGTTTGCTTGGGATGTATCTACAATTGCTCGAGCAGCTGCACCGTCCCCATCCCCTTCAACATATACACCTGGTCCTATTTCATAGGACGTTGTTGCGTCGGGCGCTGTGTTGAAAGGAGACTCAAGCCCAATTAATTTGGAACCACCCGATACAATGTACTCAACAATACGACGACCCTGACCAGCACCAGTACCATTTGTCAAGTATATAAAACTGCCTTGATAAAATTGATTGGAGGCTACAGCATTGTTAGCAATATAATATGCGGAAGTATTTCCACCGACACGGAGATCAGTAGAAATAAAGGTATTACTGAGGAAGGTATTATAACTTGAACCCCCGTAACTAACAGCAATAACGTCAATGGCACCAGCTACAGCATTTGCCACAACCAGGTTATTAGCTACAACAGGCATGTAATCATTTGTAGCAAACTTATTAAACACCGAAGATGTGACGGAGTACATATACTTCCACTGATATCCATCAGCAGTAGCGTAATATGAATCATTGGCTGTTGTCTGTGTTATGTCCGGAGCATTAACGGAGGCTACATTTCCTGCATTGTCTAAACATTTAAAGACATGATATGCAGCGCCACTATTAACAGCAACATAGAACATCTTCGATGAAAGATCTTGATTGCTTCGGTACGCATCATATTTTGTATTAGCAGTCCAGTTATAACGAGGTACCATTGATACTACATCAGTAGGTGTTACTCTCTTACCAAAAATCATTTCATTATATGGGTTTATAAGAGTATCTTCTACACTATTTGTAAGCGAGGGAATTGAACCATCTCCCCCTGGATATGCTGTATGCTTTGCAGCAAATACATAATAGACACTATTAGCAGTCTCGCTTATAGACTCTCTAAATTGGTTTACATTATGTAATTTAAAATAGTTTGTTATTAGTTGTGTCGACATGGTTATTCTTAGGAAAGATCGATACTATTTATGATGGTCATTTGCATGTTTACTGATGAAAGAGATGTAACTTTGCCAAAAGCTTTTGTACCAGCAACGTGACTGACTTTCTTTAAAACTTCAAAGTACTTATCAAAAGGTATCTTGGTTTGAACCTCGTAACTATAATTTTGATAGTAATCATTATCTTGCAGTTTTTTATCCGAATCTAAGAAGCCACGTGTGGATGAGAAAAAGCCTGCTCCTACACCTTGCTTACCTAATTCAACAATAGCTGTTACAGAGTAATCCGAATCTTCTCTTGTTAATGTCACTGTTTCACGATTGACATAACCGAAACCAGAATCATACACATTTAGTCTTGTAACGACATTATTAGCTGTCTGAACATTTGCAACAATATTTGCATTCAAACCAACAGGAATAGTAGTAAGATCTTGATCAATGGTTGATACCGTTGCCGTAACACCAGATGAACGACCAATTATTGTCGAGCCCGGTATAAAGGTATTTTCTAAATTTATTCTCTTCAACTTTAGCACGCTGTTATTAGATCCTGGCTTTACAAGAGCACGCGCCGTAGTAGCAAATGTCGTCAGAGCAACAGCTTGCGCATTTGATGTTGAACCGGATGACAATCCTTTTATTAAAGTTGTAGTAGATATTGTCGGAACAAAGACTCCTGTAACATCACGTAATTTCAATGTACCTGATCCCAAAGAGATACCCGCTTCGAGAACAAAACCTGATGCCCCAACATTTGCTGTCGAGTTTGATTGATAAACAAATTCACCCTGTACAAATGTGGTTGCTGACACTCCGTTGGCATATGTACCAGAAAAAGTATTAACTGTTAGCTGTGTGGCAGGAGAACTATACGTCTGTTGTATTTGCTCAGCTTCTAAGAACACACCAGAAGGATTGCTAATTTGCATCAGGTAATCATGCTTATCATAACCAGCAACGTATGTGTCATGGACAACGACAAAAGGATCAATGTTGTAATCGACACCAGGATTCAGACCAGAAATAGCTGCAATTGATCCTATTACTGTTGCGTCAAAACGTAAGGCATCGAGAAGAATTGTATCCATGTTTGTACCAGGAAACTTAACAAAACCAAGACCCTTGTGTTGTATGTCACCTGTTGACAGTATTCTCAATGGACCAACAAGATGGTGTCCTGTCTGATCTAAGCCAGCAGTTAGAGCAATTCGTGAACCAGAAGGTGTTGCTTTCAAAGCAACGTGAGTAGCATTTGATTGATCAACATAATACACCGTGTTTGTTGTTAATCCTGATACGACGGTGTTACCAGTATCGATATAATATCGAATAGCGGTGTTCGGAGCATAGCTAATGGCATTGCTAAATGCAATTGTGTTATTTGATCCAGTTGTACCCGTACGAGCAAGGAAGTGTCCCACAGCAACATCCGATGAAGAATTAGCTGTTATATTAATTGGAGATCCACCAGATGATATGGAAAGTTGCAGAGCAGTACCACCTGCAATGGCATTCACTACATAATAGGTTGTGTTGTTAGCCAATCCGTTGATAACAGTATTTGATGGATGTGTGGTATAAATTACCTGCTCATTGTTGCCAAAGACGTGAGCTGTCGATGTTGTTATAATATCTGTCGTATTAGCAACACCTGAGTTTGCGTTGAATCCAACAGATGTAGGAAGTTTAACCCCGTCACCACTTGTACCACTAGTCACATTAGTCGAAGCATTGAAAGTATCATCTGTTCCATACCCACTGGCATTGGTATTGGCGTTAAAGCCATTTAAGAGAACAGTGTGGAATACAACGTTTCCTGTGTTGTTACTACTTAGAAAGTCTGGTGTTAGAAAGACATTTTCTGTGTCGGTTAATAAGCTGATTTGAAATCCTGCTCCCGTACCCGTACTTACGTTTGCAACAATAGCGGTTGTATTAGAAAGATAACCAACAATGTTGGCATATGGTGTGGAAATAAATCCATTAGAATTTAAATCAGCGACACCAAGATAACCAGTGTTGCCTGCTGAAGTGTTCGATCCCACAACATTACCAGATGCTGTACGATCATTGTACGTTATCATAACACCTGTTCCCAATGTTTCAATCAACACATGACCTGTTTCATTACTTCCTTTTGTTAAAATAATTGGTAGTCCATTTAACGTATCTGTCAACTGAAGAGTGGTCGTACCAGGTACTGCATTAACAACATAATATGCTGATCCAACAACTAATTGACTAATTTGAGTATTACCAGGATTAACATGATAACGAACAAGATTACCGTTGCTAAAATTATGCGGTGTTGTGGTATTAATTAAAGTTGAGCCTGTAAAGTAACTAGTAAAGTAACCAACATAGGATCCTGTCCACTGACCAGAGTATTCACCAGTGAAGGATTGTGAATAAGATTTATAAATAAGACCTGACCATATACCCGTGTACTCTGCAGTGTATGTATTGTTGTAGCCACCGGTGAACATGGCCGTATAACTTCCTGTCCACAACCCCGAATATTCCCTACTAAAATACCCAGTATAAGATCCTACAGATGTACGAGTGTATTGATGTGTAAATTGTCCTGTGTATTCCGATGACCACGTTTTTGTCCAATTACCCGTCCATGCACCAACATACGAAGTACTGCCCCATGGAAATGGAGTACCAGTGAAAGAAGCTGTACCATATGAGCCAGTAAATCCTATCTGAGAGTAGGCTTGAGAGTAACTTGGACCGGTATAAACTGTACCTACATATGGATTAGGAATAGTTCTTGTTGCATAGGCACGAGAAAAAGATAACCCAGTAGGTGAATTGTAACCAATTGAGTAAATGCCAGAAAACTCGCGCGTGTATTCACCCGTATAAACTCCTGTAAATAAACCACTATATTCTTGTGAATAATATCCTGTAAAGGAGCGAGCCGTATTCAGGGCGTATTGACCAGTCCATTCACGACTGTAGCTATTTGCATACACGCCAGTAAAGGCTCCTAGATATGCTCCAGTGAAAAGTCCTGTGTAATATCCTGCATATAGCCCGGTGTATACACCAGAAAAACTGCGTGTAAAGCTGTGGATAACATCACCAACTAGCGAAGCATTGAAGTATGATGTATCTGCATTATTGGCACGAACAGAGAAAGTCAGATCGATTGCATTCAACGTACCTGTTTGTGGTGCAATTATAAAATATCCTGTATTAGCTGTTGTTTTTGATGTAGCTACAATAATACCGTTAGCATTGACTGTACCATCAGGATTAAAATTCTCTACAATATTACCAACATTGAAGTTAGCGTTGTTACCTCGAGCTGTATTATAACTTACATTTGCTAGTTGCTGTGTCACTCTCTCAAAACGTTGATAATCAGAAATACTTCCGTTTGCATTTCCAATATTAGTCAGCGTTAGTACTTTTGATGATATAATTACATTGGCATGTGCAGTGCTATATCCCCATCCACCACTATTCAAAGCATCGATAAAAATAAAATTTACTTTACCTGTTTCATTTGAAATTGCTGATACACGAGCAACACCCTGTTTACCGTTTTCCGATTGAACATTGAAAGTATCACCAACACTAAAATTGGCTCCTCCCTCTACAACAGTCAAAGATGTCATAGATCCAATTACAGATGGTGCTGCATCGAGTATTTGGTTACCAACAGTTGTTATTTGTTCTCCTGTTATAAAATCACCACGCACGTTACTTAAGTAACCTACTTCAATAAATTTTGTTCCAATTCTTCTTCTAACTAAACTTTCCAAGAAAGCTTTGGCACCACTGTTTGATCCTATAATCTCTTTACCGACAAACGTTTTTGTACGTTCGGATACGGATAATTCAAGGTATACTGGCCGCACCCAAGTGCCATCTGAGGTTCTTAGTATATCGGTACCTGGTAGGTAAACAGATGCTTGTTCATCAAAAAGACCCTGAATAACCAACTCAATATTTTCATTGGTACCCTTGGATTTGTAGAAATCATGCGAATGCTTTACCAACATTTGAGTGTTGGCCACAGTATCAAGAGGTATTCCACCTAGATATTTTTGTTTATAAAACTGAATAAACTCCGGCGCTATCCTATCAATATCTCTTGTATCAAACAAATTGCGTGACCACGATATTGCTTGATCACTACTCTCCATCCACTTATAATACTGCGTAACAAAATCTACAAAACGTGGACCCTCATCCTTGTAGAATTCAGGAAAGTGGGACTGAACTAATGGAGATATTAACTTCTCAATATTCTTCATTGCTTAACACCCTGAACCACTACCTCAACATCAACAGGATCTATTGCAAGTATAACATTCTTTGATCCAAGAATATTTTTAGTTTTTGTTTTGTATATTAACTCAATATAATTTCCTTCATAGGAAGATACATTGAAGTTGACTAATATTAAGGTTCCGTCGACGTAGCTGAGCGTACCAATAGGTTTAATGACTTCAATTCTATCGCTCTGCTTTGCAGCAATATAAACTATACCTTGCGTATCATCAACTAATACACATCTAGATCCCAAGTATGTGAACACACTGCTTGTAAGCGTGTGACCATAATGTTTTTCATCAGCAGAAAGACGTAAACCAGTCTCTGTTTGAAGTTCATTGTTTACTTGTAATCTATAACTAATATCTGTATTTGTCTGAGGATATAGTCTGTATACTAAACTTAAAGATGTATCGTTGCTGAGTATACTACTATCACTTGCATCAATCATTTCGACAAGTTTACTGAAATACAATGTCTTTTTAAAATTACCAAGGCTATCGTTATTGTATTGGCTAATTGCAGCCTTAGTGCTTGTTTCTATATCTGCAGTTGATTTAACCGTATTATTGACATCGTAGTAAACTGTTGTGTTAACTTTTGTATAAAGAAATTGAGGGTCAACAAATTCAACAGCAATTGTTGCTGGCGTCTTTTGAATAATGTAATCGTAGTATGCTTTTTTGCGAGATTCTGGTGCCCCGTCAGCGTTTGCTACGTCGGCGGAAATGAAAACTTTACCGAATTGAGGTGGGGATATTGTTTCACCACCATATGCACTTATTGCTTGAATATCAGCAAATTGATTCAACAGCAGCACTTCATAGTCTGATTCCGTTACTGCTCTGTTCTGAGCTTGGAAAAGACGAGGCGCATTAAATTTGATATCTTGTATTGACTCAGCAACGCTACCACCTTGAGAAGATGTGATTGTTGTTATTTGAACATTTGGATGACCGTCTATTGATCCATCTGATGCAAACTCGTAACACCCGTTCGATAACTCACCTGACGACACTCTATACTTTACAACAACAGAAGATCCGTCTTTTGGTTTTCTACCAAAAACATTGTCTCCAAATACAATTTCGTATTGTTGATTCTCTGCACCTTGTAGGAAGAATGCTTTTGATGTATCATTTACGCCAAGTAACTGATCAGCTCTTGTATAAGGTAAAATTGTCGCTCCATTATCCTCATACAATGTTACGTTCAACGATGAAGTATCAATTGTTGGATTTGATAACACGTATCTCTGTGACGTGTTGGATAAGTTAACAACAAACGTCTCTGATGCAATAACTCCTTCATACACATCAAGCGTAGCAGAAAACACTCCGCCATTCGAAGTGTTAAGAACAACAGCATCGGACGTTGCAAACGTATATGTGTTTGATCCGGATCTAGAAGTGAAAGAAGTATATTTGGGGATCAATACAGACGTTACAGTAGATGTCGGTGTTATGTCAACAGTTATTGTTGCTTTTGAAGATGTAAATGATCGTGGAATGTAATTCAACTCTTTAGCATGTGAAATGACACTATCACGCAATTGCGCGGAATCCAAAAACATCTCACTAGCAACCATGTTTGTGTAAAAGCCATTGAGATATGTGTTATACGCAAGGACATCAAGCAATATATTAATGTTTGAACCCTCGTAGTCCAAATCTTTGAACTGCGTGTTGTTCTTTAAGAATGATTTTAGATTATCTTTGAGAGAGTTAAAATCTAAACCAACTAGGTTAAAATTCGTGTTGGCCATTTAGCGGATCCTGTTGAGTACAATTTCTAAAGTTATAGGTTCTTGTTTATTTATTATGTGAAAAACTATAGTCGCAGTAAGAGAGTTGTTTTCGTCCTGACTCGTCACATACACCTCGTCAACTTTAGCTCTTGGTTCGTAATTAGAAATTGTAGTTTTAATTAAATCAATGAGAACCTCTTCTGTTGAAGAGCTGAAGTTCTCAAATAACAGTGATCTAATATCACTTCCAATAGTTGAATCAAATAAGCGGTCACCCCTATTTGTCATTAGCAAATTAAAAATAGATGACTTTATAGCTTCTTCGTTTGTGTTTCTGACAAGATCTTTACCAACTCTTTCGACGTTGAAATCCATCAGAAAGTCGGAGAAGTATTCAGGTGTTTGTTTTAAAGATGTGAATCTGTCTTTTCTTTGTACGAGTGCCATATAAACTTTCTTAGCTTGGCTTATTTGTTTGACTTAAAGAATCGTTTTCTTTATGCGTATGGTTATCTAAACTTATACCACCACCAATTACATCGCCAGTCGCTGTTATAGAACCATTCACCTTTATGTCGCCATTAATTGTTATATTGCCTTTGGCGGTAATTGTAAATGCACCTTGAATATACAAATTTTTATCTTTCTGCACTATTTCAAAATCATCACCCACAATTTTGTTCACTCTTCTTCCGTCTTCATTAATCTCCGTGTACGTTCCTGTTCTGTGGTACGTGTGCAGTCTTTCAAAATTGGGTGTATCGTCAATCTCTATCACGTGACCTGATTCAGATTGATAAACTTTGTTGAAAGGATACTTTGTGTTATAAGCTGATGCGGGTTCCGGTCCCAATGTTTGTTTATTTATAGTGTTTTGACCAATTGCCAGTTTTGGAATATCACCTTTTCCAGGCATTACACCGAATACAACAGGCATTAGAGTATCATTACCATCAATAAAGAAACCAACAACAGTTGAACCTAATTGAAGACCTGTTGAAGAAACACCAACTTGATTAGCACTGGAGCTGTAGCCAGGCATCAGTACCGTTGCCCAAGGCAGTGTATTTGTCGGAACCTCAACTTTATCACCATGTGTATTATAAGCTCGAACTCGAACCCTACCCTGCTTATCAGGATCGTTGCGGTCTTCCACGACACCAATAAACCATCTAAATCCCTCTTCGCCAACGCTCTGTGTAGCCATTTAAATCCCCATCCTCACACAATCAAACACTATTTCATGTTTTGTTTTTGTACTTGCTGTTACCATGTGACGCAATCTAACGACCAAATAATTACCCGACGTCATTTTGTCTGGTTTTTTTCTATCTGTTGTACCAGACGCATCGGGTAGACTCATTTTAATCATATCCCCTACTTTTAATCCTGTATCGCCATGTACTAACACTCGGGTTACATCTGAATTGAGTAAGACGACAAATGAGTTGCGTGTCGCCATTGCCATATCAATAAAATTATCAGGACGAGATGTATCCTTGAGTGTAAAAAATTGCTTAGGGACACCGGAAGCAAATTGATTTATAAAGTTATCACTACTTGGTATTTGAGCTGATTTGTCCGGAGTTTGAATTTTGTCAAACACGTCTTTTAATTTAAAATCTTTTGATTCAAATGTCTTTGCATTTAGGTCAAATGTTTTTGTAACAGCAGTGAACACGCCTTCAGCTGCTTTTTTGTTTGAATCGCTTTTTGCTAGTGCTTCGTATTTAATAATTGTTCTGAAAGCTGCAGCCATTGACTCCTTTGAACCCATTGTGTTTTGCTGTGCATTGAATTCACGCGATCCAATATTATCACGGTTTCCCTTTATCAACCCTTCAATAGTCTTAAAATTGAAACCTGCTTGATTTTCAAAAAAGACATATGCTGATGAAGCATATTCCGTACTAACTGCTCGTTGACGAAGCATATCAATAGCTTTGAGAGGATGGAGTTTGGGAATAGGTATAGTAGTGATCCCCTTCGTCGGATCTACACTCAGAGCCTTTTTTGTTTGCAGGTTTTTTGAGAGAATAATAGGAATGATGTTGCTAATAGTATCACTGAACGATTCTTTTACCAAAGAGGATCCTGCATACAAGTGTTCTTCACTTACACACCTAATAGTATATGTACTACCTTTACCGTTT